GTCGTGCCGCCAAAGGTTTCTGTGAACGCCATATTAGTCTTCCCTGCGAATTATGCCACGATCAGAAATTTGACGAATGTCTTCGCCGTTAAGAGCCGCAACAGAGCGATTATAGAATCCTTCCCAAGTTGCAATACGTTCATCGTTTTTAAGGAACGGTGCAGACTCAAGAAGCGTTGCGTAGAGTAGCGCATTAGGCGCGTATTCAGTAAACCAGTTGGTTTGATTTGTATCATCGAGCAGTGGCGGAAGCTCGTAATACAGGATCTCCATCGGCAATGCAGCAACCGGAGTGGGAGCGATCAGCCAATGGGAATAGTCATAGTCAGCGTAAAAACGCGGCGTCCCCGTTGTCGTCGGATTCGGCCAATAGCTACGGATATATTCATAGGCGCGAGGATATATTTCGCTGCGAGTGTTATTACCGGTTCCTATCCCGACGAACATGCTGACGGTTTCGCGCCAACGATCAGGCTTATCATATACCGACTGACCTATAACAAGGAGGGAGGTAACGACGTTAACTGTCCCTTGGATTTTAAGCTCACGAGCAAGCCGGCGCTCGGCCATGCCAATAAGCATAGGGAGCATTTCGTAAACAGTGGGGTCAGTAGCCAACGTGGCTCCACGCTCAAGGTAAGCCCTGAGGTCGTTAAGCAAGCTGTTATACGTCATCGCAATTGGCATGAGATGGCCTTACATTAATTCAGAGACGGCTGCAATCAAAGCTGTAACAGCAGCGACTGCCACTACTAATCTTCCCTTGACGTTCATCAGCTTGGCCATCAGCGTCAGCTTCGGCGCGTCTTCCATTGGTAAGATTTTGCCTACGGCTTTGTTGACGATTGCTTTCTCGGCTTCCTTACGGATGAGTTTCTTTAGATTAATCATGGCCTCAATCCTCCCAATTAATTTATTTTATATTTACTGCATCTACCCATGCCTTAACTGTCAATCGATGCTTTACGCTACAGTCTGCGTATTTTGCAAGTATATCTGCTTCCCAAAGCGCCCGCTCAGGGTCGATCAGTACGACTGGCGGGTTCTGAAGAGTTGGGCACTGCGCCGCTAGGTTTGCCGGAGGCAGCGGCATTGGCGTCACTGACACCGCTTTCGAGCACCCGGCGCAAAGCATCAGAACCAGCGCAATCAACAGGAACGGCAGGAGCCGTTTTATATATTTCACGTATGGTGTTGGTACGTTCGGTTGCCACCACATTGGCTTGATCTCGTTCAGATTCATAGGTTTGCGAAACATTGTCTACTACCTCTTGTTTTTGAGCCCGTAGTTTTTCAGCTTTTTCCAGAGCCTTTGCATATGCTGCATCGCACTGCCAGTCACGAACTTTATACCCAGATGCCGCGCCTATGATGAGAGCGCCTGCCAATCCATATATCATAACTGGATTGATTAAAGCCATGTTGCGTACTTCTTCGTCTTTAGTTTGCGGTCATCGAGGCCGTGTGTGCCCCCGTTGATCCGCTTGGTGAGCTGCAGGATTGCAGCGTCATTGATGCCCTGATCGCAGATGCCCCAGAGCTTGTTGCGGTCGAAGAACCACAGCGCGCTCTCAATAGCCAGTTCACCAGCGACCAAATCAGGGTTATCCATAACATCAGGGCGGTTGATATAATCTGCAAACGCCTTGAAATTGTCATGCCCGGTGAGCTGGAGGAAGCCTCGTCCGCGAAATTTGAAACCCATGCCGCTGCTTTCGGGGCCATTACCCATGCGGTTGGCATAAACACGGTTGGCAATCTTTGCTGGCTGACGCTCGTAAGCCTTGGCGAGTGCATCAGTCGGAAAGTACTTCCCGAAGATGCCGCGCAGGCCCTTTGCGCCATAGTTGAGGTTTTCGCTAGTGGCTCTCCAGTTGCCGCTCTCGTGCGCGCACTGAGCAAAGAAATGCGCGGCGCGGTTCTTGTTCAGCTTGTAATAGGCAGCCGCAGCCTTCAGTGTACCGGGGCCGAATGCACCGTCAGCCGTTACGCCGATTTTCTGTTGAAGGTTTACAAGGCTCATTTATCGTCCTTCCGATTATTCCATAGCTCAAAGAGCGTCTTGATCTTTTCCTCAACTACGGCAAGGCGCACGTCCATCTTGGCAAGAATGATAACCAGAGTAATAAACGCAAGGACGAGCGGCCAAAGCTGCCCAATCAATTCGACAGTAGAGAGATCGCCTACCATTTACGCCGCCGGATTGCGCCAGTCAGGAAAGTCAGCCTCATCGACCACGCCGTCGCCATTGGCATCATAACGCAGATCGTTGCGGTACTTCTCCCAAGGCTCCATGTCGTCGTCTTCTTCCTCTTCAGGCTCGTCGATGAAGACGGTGCCTTGAGGGTCGCTGTATGGCTTGGGTGCTTTTGGCTGCATTTCCGGTGTTAGTTCGAGGGGCTCTTCAGGATCAGGCTCTTTGTCCCGCGCATTGGCATTGAGGCTCAAACCGCCTAGAAGCCCGACAAGAGCGCCAATGATGGTTTGGAACGCAGGATTAATCATCTCAAGGATAGCCGAGCTGTCCACAATGTCGTTGGGTAAAAACAGGCCGACGACAAGTGCTAAGACAACCACCAATATGACGGCTGACAGTGTGACGATGGCCACTCGAATGACAAACTCAACGGTGTCGTTAACGCCGTCTTGTTTGCTTTCAAAACTATTTAGGAAGCTCATCCTCTTTAATCTCCTCATCCTTGGGCGCCATCCTGCCACCGCCCTGACCTGCCATCAATCCTGCCAACGCCCCCACTATAAACGTCGCTATTGGGTTAATCAGCTTAAAAAACTCTGCGTCGTTTGGCGCTTGTCCGTCCATAGGCTGAGACACAAAAACCAATGAATATAGAACAGTCGCCACAATGAATGTGAGCGTCACCGATAGCACAATTCCGACAATGAAGCGAAGAAGTTCTTCAGGAGTCCATTCCCTAGCTGGCTTCATGCTTGTTCTCACCTGTGTTTATAAGATATTCGGTGCAGTACCCAGACGCCACGCACTTGGGTTTCTGGCACTCTTCGACCTTCCAGTTGTCGGGGTCTTGGCAATCATACCGAAAGCGGTCTTTGCAACCCATGAGGGCCAAAGCCGCAAGGGGTAACAGAAACCACTTCATCACCTATCTGCCTTGTTATCCAATTTGTCCTCAATCCGGCGAAGGTGCATCATCACCTCATCAAACTTCTTGTCGATAGCGTTGAACTTCTCATCGCCAAAACCGAGACGTGCCTCAAGAAGCGTTAGTCTGCTATTGAGATTTACCCATATGGTTATAAGACCGCCGATGAAGCCTATAACGGTAATTATAGTGTTGATGTCGATGCTCATTATCGTAGGTTCCGTAGCTTATAGATTGCGGAAAGATAAACGCCAGTGAGCGTGTCAATCAGATTTCCAACTGCGCGGTTGCCCTTAGAAATCTTCTCATGATTATCTTCGATCCAAGCCGCATCGGATTCGAGGCATTTCAGCGGATCTTTTTCCATTTCACCGGGAACAGGTATGGCCCCAATCAGCTCATACGCACCCTGATAAGCCTCAACTAGCGGGTCAATTGTATCGATCACGCCATCATAGAACTCGCCCAGAGCCATATGCTTGGCAAAGCTGCCGTCTCCCTTGGCGCGCCAGTGGGCAAAGTGAGCCAGATTGCGTGCGTAGAATACGCGAGAGATGAGCTGCTCGATCATTATGCGATTCGCTCAGATGCCAGTATTACCGATGGGATAGCCGGAGCAATTGCACCAGCTGCCGTAAAATCTACGGTAACATTTACATTCTCAGGCAGCCACATGATCTCAATGTACTGGCCCGCAGTCACTTGCTCGTAGATTACGATCTGAAAGAACTGCGCGCCACCATCTGCGGCCTTGGGTATGTTTGTAATCGTGGCAGAGTTTGCAATGTCTGTCCCGTTTTTGCGGAACCAAATTGTAGCGTCGTGGTCGTTCGTGTCGGTGTTCTTAAACTGAATGCTTGGCGCAAGCATGTAAGTCCCAGCAACAGCGAATGTAATCCGCGTTGGGTCGCCACTGCCGTTATTCGCAATGGTTATGCCTGAGCTAAAAGATGTTGATGCAAGTTTTATCGCAGTGGCAGCCGAAACGCTGCCAGTTTGATCTGTGCTATCATACGCAGAAATGTAAGCGCGCCCCGCCAGATCCGCGTAAGGAATGGTGGCCGCTGCCGTCATGGCCGACGTTCCGCTGCCCTTCACGTAGCCGGTGAGCGTGACCGCGCCAGTGCCACCATTGGCGACGCCCAGCGTACCACTAAACGTATTTGCAATCGATGTAGCGGTTGCCTTTGCACTACTGCCGGATTGCACTACTTCAAGCAGCTCATTTCCGCTAAGTGGTGTTGTGGCTGCTGAAAGATCCGTGATTTTTTTATTTGCCATTATGCTAATCCATAAAGCTGGTTGAGGTATAAAGATACTGCGTTGGCAGCCACTTCTTGCGCATTCGTTTGTGCGTCCTGTGAATCTGGACGAGGATTTTGCAGTGGTATAGGATCGGCTCGTAGAAGTAAGCGGCTAAAATATGGCTGCGGTACATCATCGCAAGAGGCGCAAACGCGCAAGCTCAGGCCAACTGGTACAGAGCCGCCGCGATAGTCTTGCTTCTGGCGTAGCTCGGAGTGTTGAACCATAAAACCGCAACCATCGCAGATTGCAAGCCCTTGCGGAGACTTGGCGTTAAAAGTCGGTTGCGTCCGATGCTTTTTGCCACGACCAAACCCGTACTGCATTAGTAGCCTCCGGGATTAATGGTGATGCGAAGCGGAACCTTTTCGCGATCTTCTGCTGCGGCACGTTCGTATGAACCATCCGCTAAACCCTGAAGGAAACTAAGCCGGTCGGGCGCAAACTTTACCGCGAGTTTAGCGGCGAGGCCGGCGGCAATAGCCTCCATCCAACGGTTTGGCGCATCCATGCTATTAGTAAAGTCGCCTGCGTCCTCTTGGATCTTCATGCGGTGATAGAACAGCGTAACGCCAGCAGCCTGCGGAACCTGCCAGATATACAGTCGCGGCGTTATTGTGCGCTCAAAATAATACTGGAACGGACGATCTCCTGCCTGCGCCTTGTTAGGTAAAGCATCGTACTCGGCTCGGCTGATCGGGGACATCATAAGGTCGGTGTTAATACCCCCAGATGTGGTGCGGGTGTACACCTGAAGAATTGACACAGTGCGCGGTTGTAGATCGTAATACAGCGTTCCCGGAGTCAGTGTAATGCTCTGGAGATCCACAGCCCACAGATTTGGACCGTTGTTTGCCCAGTCCGAAAACATATAATTGATAGAACGGCGCGCACTATCGATGTCATTGGACGCAAGCGTAGATGGAAGCCGCCCGACGCGCTCATACGCTTCAGTGATAATATCAATCTGCTCGGTGTCACCGAATGTATATTGTCCGCTACTACTCATCTGAACCTCGCCGTTTTCTTAGCGATAGATTTTGGCTGGGCAACAAACTGCTTTCCAGCCTTCTTACCTTCGCGCTTGGCTTTGCTTGTAGCAGCATATTCAGCCGGCGTCAGCGATTTAATGGCATCTTTAGGAAGATAGCGCTCACCAGTTTTGCTGGACGGTTTACCAGACTTGGTAGTCCACTTCTGATCAGTCCAATCTTTCAAGGACTGCTGAGGTTTTCTAATCGGCATATCCGCCACCTTTGGCTTTGTAGGACTTAGCCAGAAGCTGCGCCTTGCGTGCTGACCACTGGCCTGCCTTAGTGCCCTGAGTCTCGCGAGATTTAATGCTGTTAAAGAGGCGCTTGCGGAGATCTGGCTTCGTATAGTTGCCAGCCTCATTCACACGCGACTCTTTACGCCCACGCATTACTTCTTCTTCTTGGCCGGAGCCTTCACGGCAACCGGAGTCTCTTTAGCCGCAGGCTCGACTACAGGCTCAGGAGCTTTCTTAAAGCCGAGCAGCATTTCCAGCGACTCTTCAGTTACCTTTTCCCAATCTTCCTGAGAAAGTGAGATTTCCTGCTGGTCACCATTTGCGTTTGTGTATCTACGAAGTATCATAATAAACTCCTATTTATGCCCATACTCTATACGGTACAGTAGGTTCAACGGTCAATGGCGTCAACAACGCCAACTGATCCTCGTCAAAGCTACCGCGCAAGTTGGTGTGCCAGTCGGGATAATCCTCGACGATAGGTTCACCAGCTTCGTCGTAGCCGACGACCTTACTGAACGGGCCGATCTGGTCAACGGAGAAGTCCTGCGTTGGGTTGCCCTCCGCGTCAATGACGCCAGCCTCAAGCAAAGCGGTGTCCATGTCAGCTTCGGTTAGGGTTTTAAGATATAGGTCCACAGGGGTATCTCCTTACGCCGTCAAGGCTTGTAGTTGGAAGTCCGCAAGACGGACGGGATAGAATTGGATAGAGCGGATGTGGCCGTTCAATAGTTGTGTATTCGCTACAGTAGCGCCCAAGTTCATTTGGCTCAGGGTCGGTATTGTCGCAGACGTATCTGTTCCCACAGCAGAACCATTTACACTT